TGCCTCTGGTAAGTCAAAAGAGAAGTAGTCTGCCAACTCACGATGGACATGAGGTTCCGATGAGATCTGGAGGTAGACCTCATTCTTTTTCTTAACAACTAGTTGAGACATTAGGTTCCATTAATAAATTTTTCCCATTCAATAGCACTCTTGATCTGGAATCCACGATTGGAAATCTGTTTCATCACATGATCCAGGAAATAAAGCATCTGATCTATAAATTTGATCTTTGCTTCTATGTTGATGAGTTCGTCATCTGACTCCAGGTAGACTTTCATCTTCTCTGCAGTTTTAATGCTGTTACCAAAAGGTTTCTCGGCATACGTTTTGGCGTCTGCTTCGCCACCATAGTATTCTCTCTTCTCTTTTAAGAGTTTACGACATTCAAACTCTAGAGAGGTTTTAATTTGGGAGAGGTCTGTGTAATGGTTTAAGTATTTATTGTGCTGGAAAGGGATCTCCAGCGCCAGTCGTGCCAGATCTTCAGTGTATTGTTTGTTCTTAAATTGAAAATCGATTTGTGTATCAGTTTGCCACTCTTCTTTAATTGACTTGAAGCGTTGATGTAGGGAGTTAAAATTCATAGAGGTCGTAAGGACAAATCACATACTGTATATCTTTGATACTTGAATGTGACTGTGGCAGTAAAGAAGTCCACGTCACTTACTGTTGCATCAAAGGGCAGTTGAGTCAACGATGTTGGAATCAACTTTTCAAAAGTGACAACGAATTGTGGGTTGAAGTTAGAAGTGAGGATTAATAACTGACCATCGGAGTATCCTTCTCCTTCACCTTCAAACGATTCGGCGTTGCCATTGTCTCTTATCCAATTCCAGATGGACATGTAGTTGGAAAGATCTTCATCGATGATGAATCGAAGGGATAGATCTCCGTATTCTACACCACCGCCAGGTATAATGGGGATACTTCTGAACGGTGTCGCCACTTCTGTGACTGGCATACTGACATCAGGGAGGTTCGCTGCTTGACAAAAGAAGTCTGTCCCCTCAAATCTTTGGAGGACAAACTTAAATCCTGTAGGAGACAGGAAGTTTCTATTCGATGGTTGTTTTTTGTACCAATCAGCAGGCATGTCAGCTTCCCAAGCACTACTATTTAGCAGTCATTAAAGACCGCTCCTACAGTGGAACCCATTTGAGAGCCTGCCTTTTGTCCTAGTAGAAGTGCCCAACCACCTGCTAACCAACCCACGTAGGGGATGCTAGCGACGGCAGGGACAGCGACACCAGCAGCGATTGCACTACCTGCCATTGCACCTTGACTCCGTGCGCCAGCGTCCGCCGCGATACACTCGGCGCTTTGGGCATTCATCTTTCCCTCTTCACCTATTGCACCTCCCCCGATGTTGCGAGTGCCGTCCATGGTGTACTGGTCTCTACGATACTCGTCACGCATTTCTGTACCGCCACCAAGGAATCCTTTCTTATGTTGGTTGAGTCGAAGAGATTTCTCTGATTCTAAAATGGCAGGATCGTTTGCTTTGTATTCAATACGATAACCTTCTTTACCAGCTTCGATGGTATAAGATGAGTAGTCACCGTGAGGGATGTTAATGGTTGGAACCTGTGCAACTGGTGGTTCGTCTGGTTGTCTGATTACATATCCAATCAGACCGATATGTGATACTGCAAACAATGCACCAATGGTTCCGATAAGGATCTTAAACGTTGATGGTTTGTTTGCTGGTCTTGTTGGTGGTGTGGCGGCTGCTTTCTTTGCTGCCGCTGCTGCTTTCGCTTCTTCTAGGGATGGCATAATGACCCATAGTAAATTCTCACCCTTATTTATCTAAAAGCATAAAAAAAGCGCCCCCGAAGGGACGCTCTGTAAACCTGGTGATGAATCACATGAGGTTGATAACTTGTACTCTTCTGTAGTACATGTTTGCATTTGCGGTGAGGGATTCGCCATCGGGGGTGCCGTTGTATGCACCGTTGGTGGTGACGAATGGGTTGCTGACCATGCCGTAACGAGTCTTGAAACCAATTTTTGGTTGGAAGGTGTTAGGATCGATCGAGCGGACCATCTGGAGGGGTACATATGGGCAGTAGAATAGACCTGCGTCATATGGGGAAGTACCCTTATAACCGATAACATAGTAGTGCTTATCGGAGAGGTTCGCTGCATAAGGATCAACGTAGACCTTGATGCGACCGTTGATAGTACCTACGGAGAGGTTACCAGTGTCATCGACTTCACCGATGGAAGGACCACCAGCGCCAGTCAGACCGCTGCTGTAGTCGAGAACGCCTGCCATTGCAAGTGCGGATGCAACGTCAGCAGAGCAGATCAAGAAGTTGCCCTTTCCTCTACGAGTCTCTTGTGCGATTGCGTTTGCATCGCGCTCGATTTGGAAGAGAAGACCCTTGAATTTCTCAACAGACCAACGACCGTTGGAGTCAACGTCGAGGTCGAAGATGCCAGCGTTAGCAACGTTGTTTTGAGCACCTTTCTTTGCAACGGTGTAGACGGTACGAACGACTTCACGGTTGATTTCTGCGAGAACTTCGCTAGACAGGATGTTAGCAAGCTCTTGCTCTGCATCTAGACCGTGGATCGCCTTGAGGTCTTGTGCCAGTTCCAGGGTGTACTCTGCTTTGAGTGCTCTGGACTTTGCAGTAACCGAGGTCTTCTCGATGCTGAAGGACATCTCACGGAACAGTCTGTCCGCTTCGCCCATACGCTCAAGGTTCTCACGGGACATGCCACGACCTACTTCGTAGGTGCCAGCAGAGGAATCGTTGAGGAGAGCAGGGTTGTTACCTTCGGAATCGCCACCAACACCAGCGCCAGTTCTAGGAGTATAAGCTCCAGCGGTAGCGTCGTGTGCTGCAGAGAATCCAGTGTCGGGCTCGTTGAACAGTGCCTCTTCGCCGCCTTGGTTCTCGTAGCGGGAACGCATTGCGAAGATAAGTCCAGTAGGACCAGACATTGGTTGGACGCCACATACGTCATATGCCATCAGGTTAGGCATTGCACGACGAACGAGGGAGATCAGTACAGGGTCGAAACCTGCAAGACCTGCAGTGTTAGAATTGCCGAGTGCGCTACCAGCAGGAGAAACAGTACCAGCGCCGAGGCTGTTAACTGCAACTTCGTTTAGCATGCCGCGCTCTTCGCGCATGAATCTTTCTTGGTTCTCCAGGAGGACAGAGGTGACAGCCTTCTTGTAACGATCACCGATAGGCGAGGAGCCTTCGTGACCAAGAACAGGTGCCCACTTTTCCTGAAGCTTTTCTGCGTTAAACATTAGCTTTGTAGGGTAAGGAAAATTTATGTAATATTATCAGGAGTTCCAGCGATTAATAGCGTGGAGGTATGCCGCCATTGCTGGGGATACTTCTTCGCCTTCGACTGGTGCTTCGTCAGTAGCTTCTACAGCAGGGGAAGCAGGGTTTGCTGGGAAATACGATTCGCGGAGGGTCTTAACCTTCTCTGCAAACTTTTCTTCGGATTCAAACTCTACGCCTTCTGCTAGAGATGCCAGCTTGTCCTTTTGAGTATCTGCCAATCCTTCCGAAACAACGTTCAGAATTACAGTTTTTGCAGTCTCATCTAGACGGTTTTGAAGTTTCACGTTGCGCTCAATCTGTTCGTTGAGGCTGTCTTCCATCTTACGAATGTCTTCACTCAATCCTTCGACAACATCAACTTTGTCGTCGGGGATATTAATGTAGTGCTCTTGGAAGAGATTCTTAAGTCCAGAGATGAAGTCTTCGGTAATTTCGTTACGAATACCACGATCAATGGATACCTGGTTCTCTTCTAACCAGGAAGAAATAGCATACTTGATAGTACCGCCTACCTCTTCTGCAAGTTCTGCCTTAACAGTTGCAACTTGCTCGGAGAGGCGAGTCTCAAACTGCTCTTCGAGTTTCTTCCACTCTTCGGACAGTTTGGATTTGACTGCTGCTTCAAAAATTGTTGTTGCTTTTTCTTTGAACTCTTCGGAGAGTTCAGTTCCTTCGGTGAGTGCTGCAACATCTGCACTCATGTCAAGGGATTCAAAGGAAGGCTTGATGGGATATGTTACATCAGGACCAGTGCTGGTAGCATATGCTGCGTCAGCACCAACGGTTTGAGTCTTGCCCTGATCACCAGGATCGTTGATGTTAGCAGTCTGTGCAGTGCCATCGCTCTGTGCGCCTTTAGCGCCAACAGGGGCAGCTGCTTTAGCACCAGGGTTGTCTTCGCCTTCGTCGTTTCCGTCTGGACGTGGACCACCATTGTCGGTGACTGACTGTTGAGCTCCGTAACCGTTGACAGCATCAGTGCCTACAGTACCCTTACCTTCACCAGCTCCTGCCTTGGAGTTGACTTCGGTCTTGGACTGGCTAGACGCTTCATAACCGCCACCACCAGGAATAACTGCTGCAGATACTGTTGGCATTGGATCGCCAGCTTCAACAACTAGACCTGATTCAGTTACAAACTCCTCAAATTTTTCCTTTAACATATCTGACATGAGTTTCCCCTTGAATTTCTATAAGCTATTTCTATGATTATTTATTAAATTAGAGATTTGACAGGAAGTGCTCAAAGACCTGTAGGGTCCTCGCTTCCAGATCTCTCTTGGATGATTCACTAATGTATCCCTGGTATTTAGACACGGTTTTCTCTTTTAGGAGTCCGTTATCCCATACCCATTCCTTGCCTTCCATGATACCGTTTACGAATGCATCAGGAGCGGAAGGATCTGCTACGATATCTGCAGCAGTCGCGAGCATAAAGTCATCCATAACATAATTAGCGTCTTCACGCTTATCAATGCTACCCATGCCGCGAGAAGAAACACCAAGTTTCACACCCTCACCAAGGAGAGACTTGGCAATGTTGCCCATTGGTGTGTCAAGAATTCGTGCCTTACCTACGAAGTTATTGCCCTCTGCCTTGAGCTTTGTGATCCTGTGGGATACACGATCAAGGTTTACAGTAGGACCATCGGGGTGACCGAGTTCTCCTAGAGCACGACCTTTAGATACGTACTCTTCGTTATAACGACCTACTTCTTTTTCCAGAACAGAAAATGGATAGACTCTTCCGTTACGGTTTCTTACTTCCGACTGGAGGAATACACCCTCAATGTAGAGATGCTTTTGACCATCTTTTTCTTCGGTCAAAAGTTTGACCTCCTCAATGTTTTCTGTAATGAGTTTCATTCTTCTGGAGTATCTGTAGGTTCATCAAAGTAGCTTGAAGCTACACTCTGTTTGTACTGATCAATAACGTCTTGTGCTTTGCCGTATAGATAATCGTTAATCTTATCTAACGCTTCGCCACGCTTCTTGTCAGCAATCAAATCAACAATATCAACGAGTTCAGACTCTAATGGTGTGTCCATATTATAATTGAGAGTATAATTTATTTATCAGACTTTGGTTTTGCAGGTGCGGGAGCAGGTTTTAGCTTCTCCATTTCCTTTGCTTTCTCTAGTTCTCTTGCAGCACTATCGTCCGCAGCTTGTGCATCCAGTTCAGGTTGGAAGGCAGCATTTTGACGATCCATCATGTCCATGGATGTAACATCAACTGGATCGATGACCATGCCACTATCGATATCAGACTTCATCTGCTTATCAATTTCCTTATATTCCTTTTCGGTCTGCATGAGAACTTGACGACGGATATATTCGGTGGAGAAATAC